CACCAAACAAACACACGCTATGATGAACATCACCGAAATCGCAGAACGCCAGTCGTCCGACTTTGCCTACAAGGTCGAGCAAGTGCCTCTTCTGCTCCCGAACGGCAAGTCCACGCAGTTCCTCGCCAATGTCCGCACGGACACGAATGAGGTGCTGCGTAAAACTGTTGTAGAGATTCCACAGGTTACGCTCACGGTCTTCGTGGTGGGTCGGGGACTCCCAGATGGACTGGACACCAGACGCAACACGCTCCGACAGACCAATCTTACGCTGAACGAGGTTGTTGATGATAAGTTTGCCCTCCTTGGTGGAGACAGGGATGCGGGACATAGCCGAGAAGGTCGGCAGGGCGTTGTGGAACGACTCGACAGCGTTATCGAGCGAGCGTCCGATGAAGTCCACATCGAGCGAAGCCGTGTGCTTCTTGGTCATACCGATAGCGTTCACAGGCACGGCAAGACCGTTGGAGCAGATAAGACGGAACATCCCGACTTGGAACGAAGCCCGAAGGCTTCCGTCAAAACTGTTCTGCACCTTGAGACGCAGGGTCAAGTCCTGTCCATTGACCTTGCCGCCAATGTCGGGGAAGTCGTAGACAGCACGGAAGCGAGAACCACCGCCAGTCACGACCATACGGCGATTGAAGTTCATCTTGCGTTCAGCGAACAGGTTTTCGGAGAAGCCAACGAGCGTCTCGTTCTGGAGGAGTTCGTAGCGGTCAGAGACGCAACCCAGCACCTCATTCGTGTCCGTGCGGACATTGGCGAGGAACTGCGTGGACTTGCCGTTCGGGAGCAGAAGAGGCACTTGCTCGACCTTGTAGGCAAAGTCGGACGACTGGCGTTCTGCGATTTCGGTGATGTTCATCATAGCGTGTGTTTGTTTGGTGTTCGGGTGGAAGTATTCTCTATCGCTTGTGTTTGTCAAGAGTGATTAAAAGGAAAGGAGGGTCGCTTGTTAGGCGACCTCTCCGTTGAAGGACAGCAGGTTGGCTTCCTTGATGGTGAAGACCTCCGTGGGGGCTTTGTCAGCCTTGGCATCGGAGCGAGCAGAGGGAGGCAGGTGCGACTCAAACTCGTCCTTGCTGACCTCCACGCCGTTCACCTTGAAGGTGACCTTGATGGAGGGGTTGGGGGCAACCGTGAGTCGCAGGAAGCGTTCGCCCTTGTGCTGGATAACGAAGGGGAACTGAACCCACTCGCCCCAAGGCAGGGACTGGACTTCACCACGCTCGCCGTTGGCGATGCCCTCCTTGACGGAGGCGAGGTTGGCGAAGTTGATGCCCGCACGGAAGACTCCGCTGGTGGTCTTTTCGAGTTCCACACCCTTGCTGGCGGCACAGGGCTTGGGGTTGCTCTTGAAGGTCACCGAGGCGAACTGACCCTTGCAGGACAGGAAGGCGGTGAGGGCGTTGGACTGGCTGGTGCTGATGTTAGGCATATTGTGTTTTTGGGTTTGGGTTGGTCAGAGCGTGTTTGCTTTGATGTTTGAAGTATCTCACAGGTCTAAAAATAAAACAAGCAGAAAATAAGATGAAAAAACAAAAGTTTCGTAAGTCGTTGATAATCAGTTAAATAAAAAACGATAAACTAGCATTATTTTGTCTTTGGTGGCTTGGATAATTCAGTTTTTACTACTTGCACCGTAGCCAAGAACGCCAAGATAGGGTCGATGAAACGCTCACCACTAAAACGCAAATCGACCTTGAAAACAAAGGACGGAGCAAAGTTTGGTGGTTTGCAAAAGCGTAGCACCCCAAAGGCTAACAAGGCTATGCGTAGAGTCTCGCCCCGCAGGGCGAAGGAGAACAAGACTTACACGATAGTAAGGAGGCACTATCTCGCAGACCATTCACGCTGTGAAGTTTGCTTGTTTGCTCCAGCAACGGACATACACCACAAGCGAGGACGCTGGAAGTCTAGGCTTACCGATGTAAGCAACTTCATAGCCGTCTGCCGACCCTGCCACGACAGGATACATCACAACCCGAAGTGGGCATACGATGTTGGTTTGCTCCTCCTACGATGATTGTAAGGCTAACCAAAGACGAGATTCAGTTCTGCACTCAAGTCGCCGTTCAGCGGTGGCTTGTTAAGTTTGGCTCTACTGACCGTCCCAACTATGCCGAAGGCAAGGCTAACGGCAAACTGGAACACGAACTGGTGGCGAGCATACGCACTCTGGTAGCAGAATGGGCGGTAGCAAAGCACTTCAACCTTACTTGGACTTTCCCTGTCTATCCAAACGAACTGCACGGCAAGCGTTCACACTTGCCCGATGTAGGCGTTAACGGAGAGGTGCGAACCATCCGCACCCAGAACGGCATCCCTTACTGGTCTAAGGACGCTCACAAGGTTATCTACGGTGCTAAGGTGCTAGACTCTGAATACTTCCAGCAGGTCAAACTGTTCAGCCCCTTCAATGCAACGGAGTCTATGCGGGATGAATACCGTGATGAGAGCATCCAAGGTTGGCGAATGCCAATCCACTTAATTGATTCTGCTTGCAATCCGCAGGAACTTTGACCATAACCTAGGAGAACACAAAAAATGGAACAACACGAACTAGACCACGGAGATATCTGCGAAGTCCGAAGCGGAAAGTTCTCTGGTAAGACGGTGCTGATTATCAAGGCTGGCATCAATACCAAGTTTGGACTTAAGGCTATCACGGTGGAATACCAAGGCGAAGGCACTCCCGCCAACGCTGAAAAGATTTGGTGTAGTCCAGAGCAACTCTCCTTTATCGGGGAGCGAGATACCGAAGTCGCTGGTGTCATTAAGGAAGCCGATTACCAAGACTGGAAGGCTCGCAAGCAAGCGGGTGTGCCTCCTAAGTCCTCTTTCTCTCAGAAGAAGCCTTGGATGAACAAACGAAAGGAGTCCGCTGATGAAGCGGACGATAACTTTCCAGATTAACGAGGGCTTTCAGAAGGAGTTAGAAGACGAAAGTGGATACATCTTTACCCTCAAAGAAGTGGGTGAAGGGTGTCTGACGGTCACGGCTATCCCAAAGAAGGACGGTGTTCCCTTCCGTTGCGACTTCTCTACCAGCCTGTCGCTACCGCAGAAGAGCATCACGCTCTTTTCCTCTGTCTCCAAACTCAACTCTGACAGGGACTCATACTTCAATCTGTCAGCCACTTTCTCGTTCAAATCCGATGTTAAGTTGGCTTCGGTTCATCCTTGGGTCAATCAACTCAGAGAGACTCACGCCGCCCTTTTCGGTCAGAAGGGGCTATCGGCAATCGCTGGGAGGACTGTCGCTGGCTTTGCTCCCAGATTGGTGTTTGAGCAGATGCGGATAGGCTTTAAAAAGATTCACGAAAAGAAGTCGCAAGCCAAGGACAGGGAGCAGGAAAATAGGACAGACCTTTTCTCTGAATAGCGTGTCTTAGTGGTTGACAAGGGGTGAAAACATTTTCACTATCCCTTGCACGACACCTAACATATGCTAACCCCTTATGAACGAGCCGCCCGCTATATGGCGGCTACGCCACCTGCCGTTTCTGGACAGGACGGACACGGACAGACATACTCGCTGGCTATCGCCCTGTATCACGGATTCAATCTGTCCGAGCAAGAGGCGTGGACTCTATTACAAGCCTACAATCTTAAATGCTCGCCTCCGTGGGCAGAGCGAGAACTGCGTCACAAGATGAATGATGCCCAGCAGAAACAGCACTCAAATCCGAGAGGTTGGCTGTTGAACGACATAGACCCGAAAGACCTGCCAGCACGGAAGCCAAGCCAGTCCACGGTTACGCAGTCGGGTAAGTTCAAGGTCAACCTTGGCAACCTTGCACCCCTCCCAGAGAGTCATTCCTTCACAACCGAAGACCTTTTGCTCAACTGCTTTAAGCAGGACGAAATTATCTGCATCACGAACGAAGCGGGACAAGACGAAGACGGACGGTGGTTTCCCGCATCCAAGGGAACATTCCAGACAGTTCGCTGGTGGTTGGATAAGTTCCTAGGCAAGAACGCACAGGACAAGGAGATGTTCCGAGGCAAACCGCAGGGGGCATACATCCGAATCAACCCGATTAAGGCTGATGACATTAGCGGAAGAGACGACAGCGTAAGCGTGTTTCGCCACTTACTGGTCGAGTTTGATACCAGACCAAAGGAAGAACAGTTCGCCATCTTTAAGCAGTCCAACCTGCCTATCACGGCCCTGATAGACTCTGGAGGCAAATCCATCCACGCTTGGGTAAGAGTCGATGCCAAGGACTTTGAAGAGTGGAAAGCCCGCCGCCAGCAGGTATTCGACTATCTGAGCGACTATGAACCCGATGAAATGACGAAAAATCCGTCTCGCTGGTCGAGACTTGGAGGCGTGTTCAGAGGGGAGAAGGAGCAAAAGGTTATCGCTCTGAATGTAGGCGTTGCGAACTGGGACGAGTGGATTTCCTATCTGGAGTCGAACGAAGTCCCGCAAGAGGTCAGTATCGAGCAGTTGGAGGCGTATGACACCGAGAACGACCCGACAACGGTTCTTGGCAATCGCTGGCTTTGCAGGGGCGGTAGCCTCTCCGTAATCGGTCAGTCTGGCATCGGTAAGTCGTCCTTTTTGATGCAGATGGCGATAATGTTAGCGATTGGTCGTCCTTTCTTCAATATCGAGGTGAAGCGACCCTATAAGGTCATTGTGATGCAAGCCGAGAACGATACAGGCGATTTGGCAGAAGCCTTCAAAGGCATCGTTGGCTCTATGTCCCTCTCTGACGAGGAAAAGACTCTCCTGCGAACCAATATCAAGTTCTACCGTGAAACGGTCAAGGTAGGGCTGGAGTTCGTTAAGATGGCGAGACGCTTAATTGTTCACCACAAGGCAGATTTCTTCTTCGCAGACCCTCTGCTCTCATTCGCTGGTGGCGACATAAGCAATCAAGCATACGCTTCACAATTCCTCCGTAATTGGATTCAGCCTGTTCTTATGGAGACAGGGGTGGTCTGGGTATTCCTTCACCACACAGGCAAGCCCAAAGCCAAGGAGGACTCCTCCGCTGGCACTATTTCAGACCTCGCCTATAGCGGTCTAGGAAGTTCGGAACTCGTAAACTGGAGCCGCGAGGTGGCCGTGCTTAGGAGAACAGACAAGATTAAGCCCTTCTTTGAGTTAGTCCTTACCAAGAGAGGCAAGAGGGCTGGTTTGCTGGACAAGGACGGTAAGTCCACAGCCTTTATGAACCTTAGACACGCAGAGGGGCGTATCCTCTGGGAGATTAACGATGAAAATGTCCTGTCCAACTTCTCACTCAAAGACCTCCAGAAGATGCTCGATATGCCACCTACGGAGCATCTTAACGACCCGAACCAATCGCCCTTCGTTCGATATGTCGCCTCACGACTCGCCATAGGGACTCATACTGCCAACGATGTAGTCGCCCACCTAATTCGCCTTTCTAGCACCAATCCAATCGTTATCTGGAATCAGAGAGAGTCCAAGTGGGTAGGTGTCCAATACGGTAAGGAGGAAACCAATAATCCTTTCTAAGCCCCCAGAGGGGGCGTTAACCTATTAACTATCTACTATTAACTGGTTAATATCTAATATATAGGCCCTAAAAACCCCTCGTCAAGAGAACAATGCCACAAACCCCTACAAATCCACAGGACGACAGTAAAAGGGATGAGTCCCTGCGGGACAAAAGACCCTTCGCATCCAACAAGCAAGGCATCGACCTGTATGCTGACTGGTTTGCCTCTCTCCCTATCCAAGAGCAACAGGAACTAATCAAGAACAACCTAGCCCCAGAGACTAAGGAAGGGGACGGCAACTATACCTTTGAGGTAGACCCAGACCACCAAGCATACGCTACCCTAGACCCACAATACGAGGACAGCATAGACCCCACAGAAGCCCGCACATACACAGAGGACGAAGTGCAAGAGGTGATAAGGCGGGTAGTCCTTGCTATGCAAATGTCCGAGTCCCCCGACTGCCTCTTCCAAGCACGGTGCATCCTTATAGCCTTTGGCATAGGCGACCCACCTACAGAGACTGAACTAGCCAAGCAAAAGGATTGCTCTCGCCAGTTCGTCTCTAAGAAGGTTAAACGCATACAGCAGATGTTTAATCTGACCCCCTCCCAGTTTATGCGGTCACAAGCAGCCTGTGATGCCTACTCCAAGGCGTGGCAGAGGGTCAAAGAGAAGCAGTCTAGCAAGCCCCACAACCAGCCAAGGCTCGCCAGAGCCGTGTCCAAATCAAATGTTCCACACAGGGACTCATATCCCCAAACAACCAGCAAACATAAGGGTTTCTCTAATACTCCTCTTGAACACACTATTACAATTCGCAAAGATAATTATAAAGACAATCAACAAGGGGGTGGTGGCCCTACCCCCCTCAAAGGAATCTCTTTCAAGCCACCCGCAGTCGAGGGGTCGTAAGACACCGCATTTTTCCGAAACCTGTTTAGGGATTTTCAAAAGCACTTGTAAACTAACAACTTATGGCATCACAAATTGAAATAGCGGTAGCCCTTGGATTGACGAAGGGAAGGGTGAGCCAGTTGGTGAAAGAAGGGATGCCCACGGAGAGCATTGAAGCGGCTAGGGCTTGGCGTGATGCACGGAAAAGGGATAATGAGAGAGCAGGTCACATCGCACAGCCTGTGCAATCGCTGGACTTGAGTGGATTGGATAACATCTTGGAATCGGTTACAGGGGAAACAGGCAACAGGGAGATGGATGAGAGAATCCGTAACCAGACGGAATTGTGCCAGTTGACCCGACAGGTGTTTATGCAAGCGTTGACGAGTGGCGACCCAAGCCAAGGGAAGTTGTATGCGAACTATGACAGAGCAATTGCGACCCTATTAAGACTTGAGAAGGAGAGGTTCGTGCGTGAGCAGGAGGAGGGTAGGTTGATTGATGCTGATGCGGCTGCCGCACGGACGGCGAAAGTTCTAGGTCAACTACGCTCCCTCATTGAGCGAGCCGAACTGACCTTCGCACCACAGGCTAATCCAGAGAACCCGCCTAGGGCATTGAAGGCATACCGTGAGTTTCGTGATGACTTGTTTAGGAAGATATCGGAATACAGTCCGCAGGTGAGGGACGGTAGTCCTGTCGTGGGGGAGGACGAACTGAGCGTGGGGGCAACGCCACCCAAGAACGCAGAGCATTTTGACCGACTAGAGGACGGTGGTTCGCTGGAACTATCGGACGACAATCTGGACGAGATAGAGGGGGAGGAAGACGGTGAGTAAGGTGATGACACTAGCGGATAAGAAGCAACTTCTGGCAGACCGCTTTGAGGCTAAGATACGGCGTGTGTTCCGTCCAGACGATGGCGGGGATATCGTGGACTGGTTGCAGGAGAACATCCGACAAATCCCATTCTCCCCTATGCCCTCTGGCTTCCGAGTGCGTGAAACGCCTTGGCTCGCAGAGCCTTTGAGAGCCTGTGCCGACCCAGAAATCAGACTGGTTCAGATTATCGCCCCGATTCAGTCGGGCAAGTCGCTCCTAGCGGAGATGCTGTCGTGCTTTATTATCGCCCGCCAACCAGCCCCTACGCTGTATTTGAATGACACAGACCAGAATGCGGGCGACTGGTTGCAGTCCAGACTCCGAGTTCTGTGGGAGAATGTCCCGCCTGTCTTGGCTAAGTTGAACAAGGACGAGACGGACAGGAAGTCGGGGACTATTCAGACAGCGGAGATGACTTTCTGGTGTTTGGGTGCATTTAACGAAAAGAACCTCCAACGCCGTTCCATCCGCTGGCTAGTTGCGGACGAAACTTGGCTCTATCCGAGAGGTCACCTAGCGGAAGCGTCGGCCCGTGTGACTTCGTTCGGCTGGCTTGGGAAGCGAATCTTTATGTCGCAGGGCGGTTTCCAAGGAGACGAGACGGAAGAGGTCTGGACGACCACGGACAAGCGTGTATGGTCATTTGCCTGTCCCGAATGCGGTTTCAAGCAGCCTTGGAATTGGAATCAGATAAGGATTCCAGAAGAGGCCATCACGAAGGATGGCGACTGGGACTTCCAAATCGTTAAGGCTAAAACGCAGTATGAGTGCGAAGGGTGTAAGCACAAGTTTGCGGACACCAGAACGAACAGGGATGCTATGAACTCTAGGGGGCTTTACATTCCCACGAATCCGAATGCGGACAAGGCACAGGTGGGCTTCCAATGGAACGCTTTGGCGGCTAGGTCGTGGGGCAACCTCGCTGAGATGTATCTTCGGGCTAAGACTATCCTAGACGCTAATGGGGACGCATCTCCGTTTCGCATTTTCAAGCAGAAGCAGTTAGCGGAGTTTTGGTCGGACGCACCCGATTCGTTTGATGTATTGCAGACGATTGGAGAATACAAGATGGGGGACGAGTGGGACAAACAGGCTTTCCTAGACCCGCAGACCAGAAAACTCCACAGCGACAAGACCAAGGAGAAGCAGATTTCTACAAGGTTTATGACTGTCGATGTGCAGAGACAGGGATTCTATTGCTTGGTTCGCTCTTGGGCAGAGGGAGGCGAAAGCCGACTCTTCAAGTGGAAGTATGTGACGACTTGGGACGATGTGGTGGATATGGCAAAGGCTTGCGGTGTCATTCCCGCCTTCGTCTTCGTTGACTGTGGTGACCAATACGATGATGTTATTCGCCAATGCGGTATCAACAAGTGGACGGCACTCCGTGGTGACCAACGCTACGACTTTGCTTGGCGTGTGCAGACCACGCAGGGCTTGAAGATGGTTGCCAAGGTCTACGCTCCAGCCCGAATGGTGAATGTAGGGACAGGGGCGGTGCGAGTGCATCACTTCTCTAACTTGGCTCTCAAAGACCAACTGAGCCGTATGCGGAAGTCTGGAAGGCACTCCTGCTCGGCAGACGCAGGACAGGACTACTTGGAGCAGATGGAATCTGAGGTCAGATTGAAGAACGCTAACGGAAGACCAGAGTGGAAGCGTATCGGCAAGCGAGCAAATCACTTATGGGACTGTGAGGTTATGCAGTTTGTTCCAGCGTTGTCGTTTGGATTGCTGGTTCAGCCAGCAGTCGCTCCATCGAAGGAAGCAGAAGCGGAAGCGGAAGCGACAAAAGCAGAAGGCGACCAAAAGCAAAATACGGAAACACCTCTGTAAGTCGTTGCCCATCAACGAAATAAAAAAGCATTTTGTCCTTTCATTTACGCAAGGGCTATGCTATAATGTCTTCGTTGGTGAAAGCCAACTCGCTCTTCGACAAGCCCGCTGAATACACCGCCAGCCGTAAGCCCCGCCTCTTGAGGTGGGCAGGATAGGAGGGAATGGGGTAAGACCCAAGCCCTGCGAAAGACGCTCTGTAAGTCAGTCCTTGCTGAAGAGCATACCTCTTGCTCTTTGATACCACTTCGATAGCCCAGCAATCCCGCTGGGAGTCGGATACCAACAACAAATAACGCACTATGTCGCTAAACTGGAATCACACGAAAGTCCCGAAGGAACATCGCTCCTATATGAACAAGGGGCGTGATGGGAAGATGGAGGAAGTCCTGCACCCGAAGATGGAAAAGATGATTTGGCTTACGATGCTTCTCCGTATGTCCTACGAGGGAGATGCCAAGAAGAACGCCGAAGTCAAAAAGCGTCTCGCCTATCTTCGTGAGGTCAAACTCCTCAGCCCTATCTATCTGGATGATGAGGTTCTTAAGCGAGACGGCGACCTCTGGGAAGGGGCGGTCAATGTCAGAGACGACCTGTATGAATACTACATCACCGAAAAAGATGTGGACACTTACTGGGGACTCTGGACTAACGCCTTCTACAGCGACACCAAGGCTTTCTCCAAGTGGAAGGCTATGGTCGATAAGGAGGTCAAGTATCGCAAAGAACGAGGAATGGTGTAAGAGCGTGGGGGGAAGAAACTAACCTCCACTTTTGTTGTTGACTTCCCTATCGCAAGCGGTTGAATGCTTTTAGTTCTTTTCACTTAGGAGGCGGTGGTTAGCAAAAAGGGTTAAGGGGTTAGCCTTAACTGCCGTCCTCCTTCCACTTTCAGTTCTTTTACATTCCAAGTTTTTAACTTACGCCCACGCTACTCGGTTGGTTCGAGTTAGACTACCGCTGACTCTCGAAATGAAGCATACTTTGGTTGCAACCAAGTATGTGGATTTAGAGAACTGTATGCTGTTGAACGGCATTTAACTGTGAGTGGAAGCGGGATACCGCTGAAACTCAATGTAGTCTCTTAGGGGGATACCCCTTCGCAAGTTGCAGGTTCAAGTCCTGCCGTGGGCTGCTTACTTTGTAGACCGAAAGGTTGAATAACGAGGCGTTGGATTCACGCCTACAATGCCAAGTCCCTAAATGGGGGACTGGCAAGAGGAAGTAAGGCTCGTAAGGAAAACTTGGTGAACTTTATGGTCGGGATACTCAATGGCGAGTTATCTGACTTAGTAGTGCTATCGTGGCACGAACGGAAAGGCAAGAGAAGCACCCACGAAGTGCGACTCCGTGAAAGTTGCGGGTTCAAGTCCCGCCCCGCCCACCACTTTATGTTCTTTTGACATTCCAACACCACGCAAACTGCTCGCACAGCCTCGCAAGAGGGGACGACCTATCACCCGTCGGCATCTGAAAAGTGCCGTAAGCGAACCAGACAAGCCCTGTCTACACAGGGAGTATTCTTGCACC